TTATATCATGTCACTTACATACCTAGTATGTTACAAATGTGGCACAATGACACTATGGGTCTTGGCGGTGACGTTAGCACAACTCGCAACTATAACTATGCATTGGGCTACTTGAAAAACTTTCGTAATAGTGGTGGTGTCATATTTACTTTAGATCAGAACCGGCTGCGTAGAGATATAGGACGTAGAAGAATGCCCGGCACTGACTGGTTTAAAGGTGAGCCGCCAGCAGATTCCAGTGATGAATTTCGACGCCGCGATGATTCTCTCGATACAGATAGATTTGAAACCCTGATCAAAGGTGGATTGAAACCATTTAGAAAGTATGTGAAAAAGATTCAAATATGGTTGCCTAAAAAGCGCACCATAAAGCCAACGCCCCCGGGCGAGGATCCAATGTATCGTCATACATACACACCTGGTGATGATCCAGATCAGCATTATGATGTATCTGTCAATGATGAATTGATGCAAAATAATTGGTTTANAAATCCCACAATGAAAGCAACGTGGGANGCTGTATTACGTGACCCGCGAACAGAAGTTAAATCGGAACTAGGATTTCAAAAGACTCAACACAATGTTCCTGTTAGAGCAAGAACTCAATATGGAACTGATCATCGACTGTATGATCTGTCAAAGGATGACTTTCGAGAAAGCCTAAAAGAATTTGCACCAGGTGGTCAAGAAGGCAACGGCCCGTTTGACTATGGCAGTGCTATTGTTCAAATTGGTGAAGATTATACTGAGTTATATAACGATGATGGCGACGGTGCTGATGCTGCCAGGATCATAAAGGTTGGCAAAACATTTATGGATGCAGGAATGACAGCAGGCATCAACGCATTTTACGCCATGGACACCATGGTCAGAGATCATGTAGCAGAACAACTTCAAGACCTTGGATTCAATGTCCGGCAAGATATCTATCTACCATATAGACAAGGAATAGCCAAAAAAACAGCAGATAGCAATGCAAAATATGCAACACACCAGGCAACGCCGGCAGGGCAAGAAGAAGACAGGAATACAGCAGTTATTAAGGCTGTCATTGTATCTGGAGCAAAAAATTATCAACCTGGTGATGAAGTTGCAAGTTTGATTTTTGATAAAAGAAAACAAGATGTTGCTCAGCGTCTGGCAGAGATTAAAAAAGAGATGCTGGAGAGATTTGGTCCAAAGGTAAAGATTGATTATCAAGTTACCATTGGTGGAAACCCTGTACAGGTTAAAGAGCAAGGCGTGGCAGAAGGCCAAGAAAACTACAATGGCATAGATATCTCTATGGAGATACAAAAAGATGATGAGTATGTGGATGATGAAGATTATGATAACCAAGTACTATATGTCACTGCCAGTAGCAAAGGTAAAGAACTGGGNCATGTGTTGTTTGCCTTTGACGGTGAATATCTCATGCCACAAGATTTAGAAGTAGAAGAACGCTATCGAGGGCANGGTATCGCTCAAACCATGTANGACTATGTAAAGAGCAAGGGATATAAAATTCGCCGTAGCGGTCAACAAACTGATGCTGGTGCTGGATTTTGGGACAAACACAAAGGTCCAGGACAAAATGTCTGGGAGCAAGGTGTGGCGGAGGCCAAGGACGAAGGGTTAGTATTACAATTCTTAAAAAGTATTACACCTAAAGAATTAAGATACTATTCTATTAGAGATAACTGTGGCCCAGCCGCACTTCACATGATGGATTGGGCAAAAGAAAAGGGTATAGAATTACACAGGGTTAATGGCTATTTTGTAGCAGATAATGTTGTATACGACAAAGCTGATTTCACTAAAGAAATGAAGCATGAGTTTTTGCAACAAGGATTAGATTTCAATGATCCCAAATCTCGACAAGAATTCATCGCATCTAATCCCAAGTATAGTAAAGAATGGAAAAAAGTTCCTCATTATTGGTTACAAGATGATCGGGGTACTGTTTATGATCCAACTGGGTATATCCAATTCATCAAGACTGGGTTAGCAAAGGACCTAGATAAATCTAGATATGAAACTGTGCAAGGTGTGGCGGAAAACTTTGCAGATGGCAAGGGTCCAGGTCGCCCAGGAGACAGCCAACGTCACGGCATTCCCAAACACGCTACCATGGCAGAATTAGAAAAAGCCTCACATGCCAAGGGTCGCAAAGGACAACTGGCTCGCTGGCAGTTGAACATGCGTCGTGGGCATAAAAAATGAGAGCCGCAGAATTTACTACAGAAGCACATCATAGTATATTAAAAGTTATACAAATGGGACCATGGCGTGTGCATATTGACACCCATGCTATGGTCAGTGCGGCTGCAAGGAGTGTTGATATAGCTGATTTTAGTAATATTGTGAGTTATGCCACGAATGTACCCAACACTTTGAATACTATACCCGTTGGCAAAGGTGCGTATTTCCAAGATGTAAACACTATGATCAGCATCTACATACATAGGCTCAGTGAAGACGAACTAAGAGTAGAAACTGTTTTAGGTCCAGACATGAGACCAACGCCGCCGATGTTTCGCAGACCTGTGCCGCCTCATAATAGGAAAGTTGATCCTCGTTTAAAACAATCACAAGATGCAATGCGCAAGCAAACCCAGCAACACGGGCGCGATACTATCAGTCAACGTCTTGCAGACATTAAACCTATTGTAAACATGAACAGATCGGATCGACGTGCATTTAAACGTATGGTAAAAAAGAAATGAGACTGAGAGAATTCAGTCCCGACACACTGGCAGGCAGCTTTGATCGTGGCTTGATATTCAACAAACTGTGGTTGATACATGAGTTGGCCACGATCAAAGACACATTCAGCACTATCTATATACTGGGATCATGGTATGGAAATTTGAGTATATTGCTGGCTCGGAGTGATATTGATTACAAACACATTGTCAATGTAGACACAGATGCAAAACGAGTCAGACGAGGGCAGGCTATTGCAAAACAAATGCACGTGGCAGACCGCATAGAATCCATGGTAGCGGACGCCAATGAATTGGATTATCGCCAGTTGGACAGCAACGGATTAGTGATCAATTGCAGTATTCACGACATGCCAAACTCGGGCTGGTTTGATCATATCCCTCGAGGTGTAATGGTAGCACTACAAAGCCGCACAGATGTAGATCATGACATCAACAGTTATGCCCTAAAAACCATACTGTATGACGGCACAAAACAGCTGGCGGATCCCGAAACTGAGTATACCAGCTTGCTACGCATAGGTATTCGATAACAATAAATACACCATGAAACTCTACGACTTTTTGACCGAACAAGCAGCCATTGACGAAGCAGCCATGAACCCCACGGAATTTGACCGTGCAGTTGAACAAGGGCAAGCCAAGGGGGTGTTGGTAGGGTTTGAGTTTGAAGTGCACATGCCCGAGGCTACCATTACCGGAACCGAACCTTCCAAGGACAATGAAGAAGCTCAGCTAAAAGAATTTGCGTCAGTGATCATACAATATTTTAACAACAATGATCTTGACGATCTCTCACCCCAGGCTTTTGATCAAAATTTTGAACTACGTCAGGCCCGGCATGGTTTTGCTGACCTACAGTCAGCAGCCAACGCCATGATACAAGAACGTTTGGCCATAATTCGAAAATTGTTTGACCAAATTCCAGAAAAGCTGCGAGCCAAGTTATTAAAGAAATCCAGCAGAGATCGTGGCGGCAACATTCCTGCAGACATGCCTCTTGAACGACAGTTAAGTTTCTTCCGTGGCTTTGGCAATCGGGTATTTTACGAGACCAATGACAACACGATTGAAAATCTTGGTCGAAAGATCATACGAGCAAGCAATCACGACTGGGAAGAACTGTTGAGTTTTTTATACGCAGGTCGAGTTGTTGATTGGGACAAGATAGACTCAACTGCGGCTCATATCTCCAACAATTTCCTTGACTACTTTGATCTCAAACGACCCATGCGTGAAATCTGGAGAGAGCTGGACCTGGATGACTGGATTGATTCTGACTACGATGAGTTTGACGACAACCCAGCTGAATACAAAGAAGCCACTGACATTTTGGTTCCAGCCATACAATCCATGACTGGTCGCAAAGTGCATGTGTTTCGCAGCTACCATCAAAGCAAGAAAAACATGACCGATTGGTACATCGAACCCGACGGTAGTCTCGAAGCCAATGAAGACAATGATGTAAGTTGTGAAATTGTGAGTCCGCCCATGCCGGCCATGGAAGCAGTGACTGCATTGAAAAACTTCTACAGCTTGGCACAACAGCTCAAACTGTACACCAACTCCACCACTGGCCTGCACATCAATGTGAGCATACCCGGCAATTTAGACGTGCTCAAATTGGCTGTGTTTTTGGGTGATCAGTATGTGTTAAAATACTTTGGTCGCGAAGGCAGCCACTATGCACAAAGTGTACAACAAAGGCTTGCTCAGCAGGCCACTGGTGCAGTCAAAGTAAAAACTGCAAATAAAAAAACCAATACAATTGGTCAACCTCGTACCACTGTTCAGATAGACATGAAAAAACTTTCTGACATTGCTCGAGATGCCACACGAGGACACATGGACAGTATCAGCAACAACGGCAAGTACTTCAGTTTCCGCCATGCTGGTGGCAACTATCTTGCCGACCTGGCCGGTATTTACAATTCTGTGGGACGTTTTATCCGTGCCATGATCATTGCGTCGGATCCCACACTGTATCGTCAAGACTACTTGGCCAAGTTGGCCAAACTTGCTGCCGGGCCCGAAGATGTCATGCAACCCAATGCCAAAGATGACCAAGTGATCAACTACCTGCGAACCAAGGGCATGCCAATATTGGTCATGGACATACAACGCTACAAGGAAGGACGTAACATGACACGTCTTGCCGAACGAGGCTTTTATCAGGCCACTGGAGCCACCTGGCGGCCAGAATATGCACGGTCAATGACCATTACTGCCAACAGTGCCAGTGCACAGGCCGCCATTGCAAATAAATTTAAAAATGAATCAAGAAAAGCCGAAAGCCTGGCCAAGCCTGTGANNGAGTTTGAAACAGTGGTCGTAGTACCGCCCACTGCCCAGGTATTGAGANAACTGTTGGCAACAGATTACCCAGCAGGAGTGGCCACAATTTCAGCCGACAGTGGTATAACTATAGGATTCTTCCTGCGTAGAAAAGAACAACTGCCGCCTACTGACTCACGAGTACAACAGTATATCAAAACACTGTTGCGCCAACGATTTCCCAAAGGCAAGGTAAAAGAACAAATAGCATGAGAGCCACTGATTTTGAAATTCGCAATTACGACAAACTGGATAGTATTCTAACGGAATTGTGCGAGCTGGTGGTTGCAGGACAACAACGTGATCCTGACCGTTATGGTGTGGTAGCTGCTGCAGTGCTGGATCCCGACAACAGATTGGTCCTGGGCATTAATTCACCGGGCCCAGACAAAAAACGCCGGCATGCAGAACGTGTGGCCATGTCGAACTACGAACGCCGATATGGCCAAATACCTCCGGGCAGTATCATCATAACAACCTGCAGTCCTTGCAGTGAAAGCATGGCTGAGAGAGACGGTGCCAGTTGCACGGAACTCATCAACAACAGTCCTGTACGCAAGGTATATTGTGGCTTTGAAGATCCCACACAGATTCACAGTGATCAATATCAACACAAAAAATTTCATACTGAGTGTACTAACAATCCCAAGATACATGAACTGTGTCACATGTTTGCCAGTACATTTTTAGAATATGAAGCCGAACAGTTGGATGAACTGACATTCTTGGGATCTCCGTGCACCAAAGACTGCTCAGGTCATCGTGCCGGATACAATTGGTCAAAAGGTCGTGGTAACGTGCATGCCGCGTCATGGAGTCAGAGTTTTAACAACGGAGCCGCATTAGCTGTGGCTGGCAAATAAAGAACACCCTTAGGACCGCACTAGTTGCAAAAGGTGTAGGCGGCTGCTGCCTAGTTATAAATAGATTCGCTACCTATATTAACGAAAGTGAGCATTATTTGTGCATTCTTCATTTTTTAAACGTCAAGAAAAACTATTCCTAGATAATTGGCATACAGCTGATAACTACACTCAGCAGATGTTCAGCTGGTTGCCAGACATTCGCAGCAAACTTGGAAAAACTTTTTGTTTGTTTAATATAGTTTGGCCACCGTTGAGTCTTATTGATACTGTGCCCGGCAATGTGGATACATATGTTTTACATTTTGGAACTGAATATGTAGACTGGCAATGGCTGAGTAAATTCTGTTGTAGGTTCACCAATGCCCAGGTGATATTGATCTCGGCTTATAACAACTCATTGTATGCCGAGCCCAACTTGATATTAATACAATTTAATTTTTGGCCTCAAATTTTGAAGTGGTATCAAAAAGAAAACAGTGTTCCAATTGTATCTTTAACTGGAAAAACAAAAAAAATTAGTTCTCTAGCTAATCGTGTAAGTCAATTTAGATCATATGTTTGTGCACATCTTTACAAAACTTATGATCCCAACGATTATGTTATGAGCTGGCGTGGAGTGATTGGTAAAAAAGAAGACTTATATCTATTTAATTATACCGGAAACAACAAAATTGATACAATAATTGACTATATCAAATCAACATTTTTTGATCTAAGAATACGGCCTGATGAAAAATTTATCAATGGACCTTTAAATAATCTTTTCTACGATTGGGCTGCATACACCGATTGTGTGGTAAATTGTTCCAACGAAAGTGTCAACAACTCTTTTCAGCAAACTGACCGAGGATCACATATAGTACCGGGTGCTTATTTCACTGAAAAAACTTGGAAATGTTTGTTGTCTGGCACGGCACTGCTACCAGTGGGACAATACAAAAGTTATGAAAGTTTGACCCAACAAGGTTTTAAATTTGACTATCCTTGGAATTGTGACTTTGATCAGATTTCTAAAGATATTGATAGAATAGACGCAATTTTAAGTTGTTTAGACAGTATCAAAGACATGTCAGTAGAATTTTTAAAATCACATACTCAAGATAGCAATATACACAATAGAGAACATATATTAAGTGGTAATTATTATAATCAAGAAAATTTGGTTAACTTAAACAATGTACAAAAATTTATTGACAATAGTAAATGAAAAGATTGATTACATTTGGTTGCAGTTTTTCCAAAGATAACTATCAACTGACTTGGCCAAATTTACTGGCCAGTCATTTAGGATTAGTGTTGGATAATCGTGCAGAAAGAGGTAGTGGAGCTGACTTTGTTTGTAATAGAGTTCTTGCCAGTGATGATTTAGATAGAAAAAATGATTTAGTGGTTATCATGTGGCCCAGTGCTGATAGATATGATTTGTGGGCAGACGCTACTACTCCACATTTGCTCAATGACATTGATACTTGTAGTTGGCCCGACGGTATTTTGCCACAGTTAGTTAACTATTCAGGCGAATATAATCATACTGAAGGATTTATTTTAAATGGTAGTGTACCTAGAGGATATAAACATCACTACTATAAATATTTTTTTAGTGCATCACAGTGTGTTCATAACTGGTATAAATCAATTATACTAGCACAGATGTATTTAAAAAATAAAAAAATAAAATTTGTGATGGCCAATGCATTTCCTTTGAAAAATCCTATACATTATCATCACAATAATTTTGAAATTATTAACAGTATATATTCAAACATTGATTTGACCAGTTTTGTCCCTACTGCTGAAAATGATGGATTTTTCAATTTTTGTAAAACAAACAATCTGTTGTTTTATAACGACCATCATCCAAAAACAGAAGCTCATGCTCTTTGGACGGACACTATATTATTACCAAAAATACGTAAAATTATATGATGCAACTCAACTACCGATTCCTGACAGAAATTGATCTGAGTAAAATACAACTTATGATTGATGCTGGATTATTTGAAACAGTAGGGAAAACCCTATAATGTTTGCTTGGTCCGATACTCTGGAATTGCTTAATATTACTAACACATCTGACCCTGGCTATGCATTTTGGAAGGATCGATGTTTATTTTTATCAAATATCGATACAGAAAAAGTAAAAGTTTTTCTTGATATTGATAATTTTTCACTAATTAAAATACCAAAAAATGTACGCACGGTTGTAATTACCATGTTCGGCGAAAGTCCGAGAATTAATGACCTAATAACATTAGCACATCAACATCCAGAAGTTAATTTTATATGGTTGGTCGATATTAATTTATATGATTTTAAAATACCAAAAAACATATATTATTTTAAATATAGATTTTGGTATTTGCGCCTTGAATCATTTTTAGCTTACTATGATGTTAGTAAACTAATTTTTGCAAAGAATAAAAATTACAAATATAAATTTAGTAGTTTTTCGTTCAAACTCAGGCAATCAAGAGCACTGATTACCACATTATTAATGACCTATGCACGTAATGAATCTTTGATAAGTTGGCACAAAGAAGATCAAGACAATCTAGATGCTCGTCATTGGGCACTAATAGAATCTTTAAAAAATCACCATGACTTTGCTGATTTAGACTGGTCGGTCATCAATAACACTATCATGCCAGACAACTTTAACAAGGCCAAAAATACTGTAATAGCCAACACTCTTGACATTGATAACGCAGGTTATGCTAACACCTTGATAAATTTTACCAATGAGACTGATTCGTACGGATATCATAATGATGGCAAACATGAATATATTAGGCCTGGTCCGTATTTGACTGAAAAAACATTGAAATCTTTGATTTCTGGCACAATAATGATTAGTGTAGGACAACCTTTCATTTATGAGTTTTTAAGAAATGATTACAAACTACCATTGAATTATGCCATAGATTTGTCATATGATAATCTCAAAGGTGATTTTGATCGATTTCTTGAACTTCGCAAATTAATTGAGACATTGGCATCAACTCCCTTGACAGATCTAGTAGACTCTAACATAGATATTTGCGAGGCAATACAACATACTCTAATAGATCCTGACTACATAATAGGGTTAAAAAAATTCAATCAACAACAAGATGAAAAAATTTTAGAGAAAATAGAACAAATACATTCAAATACATAGTTAACCTAAGGTGGTTGCATTTTGACAAGAATGTAAGTATAATTGTAAACAACTTACATTTTAAAAGGAAAACCAATGTCAGACAAAACTTTTAACGGCGAACAAAAAATCAAACTCATGCAAATTATTAACGAAGGCATGCAGGTAACGCATGAAATCGAAACCCTGCAAGGTGGACTCAATGACACAATCAAGGCCATAGCAGAAGAACTGGAAATCAAACCTGCAGTGCTTAAAAAAGCCATTAGGCTTGCGCACAAAGCAGAGTTTGGTAGAGAGAAACAAGATCATGAATTGCTGGAAACAATTTTGGAAACTGTTGGCAAAACTTTATAATCAAATGTTTAATCAAGTCGAAATTAACAGTATTGACCAATATGATCGTGATAATCAGAAGCAAATTCTGCTAACACAAATTAAAAATTTTTGTGTTAGTAATGATATAGAATTTACTTCCAAATTGTCACCTGAATTAATAGCAAGCAGCACAAAAGAAAAAATTGTGTTTATGAAGTTGTTTGATTTAAATGTTGGTGATTACCATTGCTGGCAAAAACTCAATGATGACTGTAGACAATTTGGCAAAGTATTATTGATTATTACTGACAATATAATAAATTTTAATGAGTTAGAATTTGTAAAAATTTTTAGCTACCCAGAATTATTAGGAGTCCATGCCAGCCCCAGATACAATGTCCAAGTTAATGATTTCACGCCAAAAAAATTATATAATTGTTTTATTCAAAGAGTAGATTCTACGAGACAAAGTTGGTTTTATTTTTTACATCATCATGATCTACTGGACAAAGGGTACGTTAGTTTTTTATTAAAACAAATAGCAGATTACAGTACACTGACTGGAAGAGATCTATTTGATTTTATCCATGACAAATATTCTCTTTATCAATTGCCTCATTTTGAATTGGCATATCAAAAATTAAAAAATCAAGTGCCATATCGTAATTTCAATGAAGAATATAATTTATTACCATTGATTTTAGATTCTAAATATTCATTGATTTTAGAAACATATGCAACTGACGACAATCGTAACCAATGGTGCTTTACTGAAAAACTACTACGCAGTCTACAATTTCCAACTTTTAATTTACCGTTTATTCAAAAAGGAGGAATTACAGTTTTACAGTCTTTGGGATTTAAATTTAATTTAAATCTGGATCACATAGATATGTTGACTTGGCAAGAGCGACAACAAAAACTATTGCAAATTTTAATCGACGATACCGTTGACTATGATAAAAATATGTTGTATAATATAAGTAAACACAATCAAGAATTATTGCAATCGTGGAATACACAGTATCAAAAATCAGATTTTTTTGATAATTTTTATAATAAGGCAATAACAATTTGAGTTATATAGACGCACTTTATGATCGCGAGCACGATCGCATACATGTAGTAGAGAGGCGAAATAGAGTTCGAGAATATCGAGAATATCCGGCCAACTATATATTCTATTACGACGACCCTCGAGGCAAGTTTACCAGCATCTACGGAACACCAGTATCACGATTTAGCACACGCAACAACAAAGAGTTTCGCAAAGAAGTTCGAGCACAGTCACACAAAAATCTATATGAAAGCGATATCAATCCTGTATTCAGATGCCTAAGTGAAAATTATATAGGGCAAGATGCTCCAGAACTTAATGTAGCATTCTTTGACATTGAAGTTGCATTCGATCCCGAACGTGGGTTCTCACCTGTTGCAGATCCGTTCAATCCCATAACTGCAATATCATTGTATCTGACTTGGCTAGATCAATTGATTACACTGGCAGTACCACCCAAACATATGAGCTGGGAGACTGCAGAAGAAATTGCTGGCACCTTTGAAAACTGCATGTTGTTTGAACGTGAAGAAGAAATGCTAAAAACATTTTTAGATCTTATTGAAGATGCAGATGCACTTTCCGGATGGAATTCAGAAGGCTATGATATTCCATATACTGTAAATCGCGTAACTCGTGTGCTAAACAAAGATGACACCCGTAGATTTTGTTTATGGAATCAGTATCCTAAAAAACGTGTCTTCGAGCGATTCGGTGCCGAAAACGAAACCTATGACCTGATTGGTCGTGTGCACATGGATTATATGCAACTATATCGTAAGTACACTTACGAAGAGCGACACAGTTATAGCTTGGATGCCATTGGCGAATATGAGTTGGATGAGCGTAAGACACAATTTGAAGGCACACTTGATCAACTGTACAATCAAAACTTTCGAACATTCTTAGAGTATAACAGGCAAGATACTTTGTTGCTACACAAACTAGATCAAAAGTTGAGATTTTTAGATCTAGCAAATGAACTTGCACATGCTAATACTGTGTTGTTACAAACAACAATGGGTGCGGTAGCAGTAACTGAACAAGCCATTATCAACGAAGCACACGAACGTGGTATGGTTGTGCCCAATCGGCAACAACGACTAACTGATGACGACACACAGGCGGCAGGCGCATATGTTGCATACCCTAAAAAAGGCATACACGAATGGATTGGATCCGTGGATATTAATTCACTGTATCCATCTGCAATTCGTGCGTTAAACATGGGGCCAGAAACTATCATTGGGCAATTACGCCCTGTTATGACTGATAGATATATCAAGGAAAAGATTGATGGCAAGAGTAGTTTTGCCATGGCGTGGGAAGGATTATTTGGCAGTTTAGAATACTCTGCGGTCATGGAACAACAACGTGGCACAGAGATTACTATAGACTGGCAAGATGGCAATGAAACTGTGCACAGTGCCGCAGAAATATGGTCAATGATCTTTGACAGTAATCAATCCTGGATGCTGACTGCCAATGGTACTATTGTGACATATGAGCGCAAAGGCATCATACCCGGACTACTAGAACGTTGGTATTCCGAACGTCGAGACATGCAGGCCAAGAAAAAAGTAGCTAAAGATAAAAAAGAAGAAGCGTTCTGGGACAAGCGTCAGTTAGTTAAGAAGATTAACTTGAATTCATTATATGGTGCTATTTTAAATCCTGGATGCAGGTTCTTTGATCATAGAATTGGTCAATCTACCACTCTCACAGGACGAGCTATTGCCAGACACATGGATGCACATATCAATGAATGCATAACTGGCAAGTATGATCACGTGGGAGAAGCTATCATATACGGTGATACAGACTCGTGTTATTTCTCAGCGTGGCCGGTATTAAAGTCTGAGGTTGAAGCGGGTCGTATGGAATGGTCAAAAGAAACTTGTATTGCGTTATATGATTCAATTGCAGAGCAAGTCAATCAAAGCTTTCCGGCTTTTATGGAACAGGCATTTCATTGTCCCAGAGGTGCCGGCGAACTCATCAAGGCCGGCAGAGAACTTGTGGCAGATCGCAGTTTGTTTATCACAAAGAAACGATATGCAGTTAATATTATTGACTTAGAAGGCCGGCGACTAGATGTTGATGGTAAACCTGGCAAGACCAAAGCCATGGGACTGGATTTAAAACGCAGTGATACTCCTAAAGTTATTCAAGATTTTTTGTTAGAAATTCTAAATAGTGTGCTAGGAGGAGCACAACGTGATGCCATAATTGAACGTATTAGAGAATTTAAATATACATTTGCTGAGCGTCCAGGTTGGGAAAAAGGATCACCTAAACGTGTTAACAATTTGACCAAGTATGCCAAAGAAGAAGAACGACTAGGTCGTGCCAATATGCCGGGACACGTCAGAGCTGCAATTAACTGGAATAACATGCGAAAAATGAACGGTGACAACTACAGTATGCAGGTAGTAGATGGTATGAAAACTATTGTTTGCAAACTAAAATCTAATGCACTGGGATGGACCAGTATAGGATATCCCACAGACGAAATGCACTTGCCGCAATGGTTTAAGGATTTACCATTTAACGATTCTGAAATGGAAGCTACTGTTGTTGATCAAAAAATTGACAACTTATTGGGTGTACTAGGGTGGGATTTAGCATCTGCTACCAATACAGAAAATACATTCCAAACTTTATTTGATTGGTCATAATGATTTTAAGTGAACTTGTAAATTTCTATAACGAATTAGATTTTATTCAGCGAATAAAACTAACAAAACAATTGGCCAATATTGAATTGGATAAAATAACTCAGATGATTGTTGACCAGCCAGCAATCAGTCAACGAATGGCCAACGACTTACTGTATTACAAAAACGGAATATCAAGAGCTTTTGATAATTTTGATTTTCAATATAATACTATCTCGAGTCATTTGATTGATTTGATAGCACATGAAGGCGATATTTGGCGACAACAAAATTTTCAAAGCTATCTAGAAAATTTACAACTTCTTAAAACCCAAGGGTATTATGAAAGTGGAACCAGTCAGTATGTTGATCAGTACGGTATATTACGAGCAATAACTGCAGAAAAAAAACAAGAATTACGAAATAAGATTCACAGTGATATTTTTAAACAAGAATCAAATATCAGTGAAGAAATAACAAAAATTATACAAGATAGAATTATTGGATACTCGTCATGGCAATACCCTGCAATGATTTTACGCCCGGGAATGGGCGATTTAATAACGCATATGGTTGCCAGTGATCCGTTGTATCTACTAGACCAACATCAAGAATTATTAGATCCATCATTGAATAGATTCAATGAACAATATAAAAATAGATTGCGACCATATATCATTGAAGAAAATTTTGATACAGTACAATCAAAAGAAATATTAGAAATTATACCTAACAATCAATTTAAAATATGTATTGTTTATAATTATTTTAACTATAAACCATTTGAAATCATTAAAAAATATTTTGAAGAAATATTTAATAAATTAAGCCCAGGCGGGGTACTTGCAATGACATTCAATGATTGCGATCGAGCAAGTGCAATAAAATTAGTCGAGAGCTCTAGTGCTACTTATACTCCTGGACATTTGATTTATAGTCTTGCTGCCAGCTGTGGTTTTACAGAAATTTTTAGATTCAACGGTGCAGATCCAACAACTTATATAGAATTACAAAAACCCGGTAGTCATACCGGTATAAGAGGTGGGCAAACTTTGGCAAAAATAAATCACAAATAACTTGTAAAATCTAAATACAACCTGTATAATAAACAATAGGAGAAATATACACATGAAAGACAATCTATTAGACTTGGTAGAACACACGCACGACTTGGGCTGTATTGAATTAATCAAAATCACTGGTGATGCTAATACAACAGAAGTAGTTGGAGTTGGCACAGATCAATCAGTGGTGTTAGACGGAAAATTTCTAGTTCCTGAAAAGGAATTTGTTGGCACATTTGGCATGCCCAATCTGGGCAAACTTAAAATTTTACTAAACTTAGAAGCCTACAAAGAAAATAGCACACTGACTGTTACTCACAAGGCCACCGGAGAACCCGACGGTATTGATTTTGCCAACAACTCGGGTGATTTTAAAAACAACTACAGATTTATGGCATCCGGAGTAGTAGATGCACAGGTCAAAACACCAAAATTCCGTGGTGCCACCTGGCATGTGTCATTTGTGCCCACAGTGGTAGCGATTCAAAGATTTAGAATGCAAGCGCAAGCACACACAGAAGAAACCAGTTTCCAAGTTAAAACTGATAATGGAAATCTGGTATTTTCGTTTGGTGATCACTCAACCCACTCGGGAAATTTTGTGTTTCACGCAGGAGTCACTGGTCAATTAAAACGCTCATGGAGTTATTCTATTAAAACTGTGATGAACATTTTGAGCTTGACCGGAGACAAAACATTTAGCATTAGCGACGATGGATGCGCACAGATCACAGTGGATAGTGGACTTGCAACATACAACTACATTTTACTAGCATTGACTAAGTGATATGCTAATATCGCAAGTAAGTATAAATAACTGTATCAGGAGATTGATATGTTTTATGTTTATGCTTACTTGCGGAAAGAAGATTTGACACCTTATTATATTGGTAAAGGACAAAATAAAAGAGCGTTCGAAAAAGATCACTCAGTTGTTGTGCCCAAAGATTTATCTAGAATTGTGTTTTTAGAAACTAACTTAACTGAATTAGGTGCGTTTGCCCTTGAGCGTAGATACATTCGTTGGTACGGTCGCAAAGACTTAGGCACAGGTATACTACGAAATCTAACTGATGGCGGCGAAGGGTCAACTGGAATTATTCCGTGGAATCTTAACCAGAAAATAGGATCGTTCTTAACAGACGCAGGTAGGAAAAAACTGAGCAAGGCTAACAAAGGAATTCCAAAAAATCACGGTGATAAAATTTCTGCCGCACTTAAAGGAACGCCTAAATCAGAAGAACATAAGAAAAAGCTCAGCGATGCGGGCAAGGGTAATATTCCTTGGAACAAGGGTAAAACTGGAGTCCAGGAGTCAGCAAGAAAAGGTGTTAAAGTAAGTGATGAGGTTCGTGCTAAGATGAGTGCGTCTCACAAAGGCAAAGCAAATACCGAAGAACAAAAAGCAAAAATTAGTGCTAAACTTAAAGGCAGAGTAATATCAGAGGAAACACGAAAGAAGATGTCAGAAGCAAGAAAAAAACTATGGGCAGAAAAGAAAAATGCAAGATCACTTGACAAATAACCAACTCGATAGCAATGGACTTAGTAAATGGGCTGTGTTCCTTCCAGCCATCAGTGGATTTTATGCCACATTTGTAGGCAAACAACGTCAAGGCCCGTATGTGGATCCTGCTCGTATGCCAGCAGGAATACAGGACATGGAACAGATGAATTGGCTCAACAGTCAACAAGCATTATTTCCGTATCGTTGGAGTTTGTATTCCGGTGGTCATGCCAACCTAGATCTTGCCAAACCTGACGCCAGTGAAGACATGGTTCGTGCTAGAGAACCTGGCACACTAATGCTCGGCGACTCGGGTGGGTTTCAGATTGCCAAAGGTCTCTGGGAAGGCGAATGGCGTGATCCTGATAGTGCAGAAGTTAAGCAAAAGATTGCTGATTTGGCTGCGCAAGGTACTCAGACAATTGTAAATGCTAAGGGTAAAACAATTACAGTTAATCCTCTAGTAGATTATCAAAAGTTAATAGATGCTGCGCAGAAAAAACGCGAAACTGTACTTAAATGGTTAGACGGCATTTGTGATTATGGAATGACCTTAGATATTCCAACTTGGGTCATACATGATAAAAATGCAGGTGCCAAATGCGGAATTAGTACACTACAAGAAGCAGTAGACGCTACAAAATATAACAACGAATACTGGATGAATAATCGGCGAGGTATTAAGAATGGTGGTATGAAGATTCTTAACGTCTTGCAAGGTGCTAACCATGCTGATGCTGATCGATGGTATGACATGATGAAGCAGTATTGTGATCCTGCTATCTATCCAGACACACACTTTAACGGTTGGTCAATGGGCGGACAGAATATGTGTGACGTGCATCTCGTGCTTCGTCGTTTGGTAGCATTACGCCATGACAATTTGCTACAAACAGGCATACATGATTGGATGCATTTCTTAGGCACTAGTAAGTTAGAATGGGCTGTGCTACTCACCGTGATTCAAAGAGCAGTTAGAAAGTATGTTAATCCTAACTTTACTATAAGCTTTGATTGTGCTAGCCCATTCCTCGCCACCGCCAATGGGCAAGTATACCATCATATAGACCTACCACATAATGGCAAATGGTGTTATAGAATGAGTCCTATCGCGGATGATAAGAAGTATTCCGCAGACACTAGATCATATCGCGATGCTGTGCTACAAGATGGTTTGGTAAAACATTTTGATGAATCACCGATTAGTGCACAATTACAAGTCAAAGATGTTTGTGTATACCGACCAGGTGATCTAAATAAAAATGGCAAAGAAGGTAAAACATCGTGGGATAGTTTTAGTTATATGCTTCTTATGGGCCACAATGTTTGGACACATATAGAATCAGTTCAACGTGCCAACAGAGATTTTGACGCAGGAAACTATCCCAACATGTTGTGGTACGAAAATGGCGATCACTCAAAATTCCAAGACATTGTGGATGCTATATTTGCCACACCTGACAGGGCTGAAGCCGAATCTATAATTGAATACTACAGTAGATACTGGATGGATATCATTGGCACTAGAGGGTTCAAAGGCAAAAAGGCCTTGAGTGGACGGCCAATGTTTGATCAATTTTTTGATGTTGCCGATGGCGAGATTGACACAGAATCCGATGATAGTGTACAATTAGACGAAACCGCACTGGATCAACTGGAACAGGAACAACAATGAACCGAGAAGGTCACGAAAACACCATATTCTTTTATGGTAATGAAGTAGAGCACACTCCAGCACACGGCAAATACACACTGTTTGTTGTAGGGTGTCAAGATATCGAACACATTAGATTGCGTTTAACCGTCGGCAGTGCACCAGTCGAACATATCTATTTTGGTGCCAACCAGAGCTTTCCCAAATGTGGTGTCAACGACATTGGAGTATGGCGGCCTTGGGAAGCCATGATCAAGTACTTTCTAGAATATGATTATTTGTGCACATTGGACATTGATGTCAATTGTGCTGAAGGATTGCTAGAATCCGGCTTAACCGAGTACCATAACTTTATTCCAATGATATCAGTTAAACTGCCGTACATCAATCAGTTTGGCTACAATGCCACACTCAAAATTGACGATAAAGATTTTCGAGCAACCAATCCTGGAGTATGGTGCCATAGCCTACATGACTTACAAGATAGACGTCGATTTACCAATTGGTCTAAATATACCAAAGACACTCCTGTATAATGACAATCTTATTATCAAATATCGATAGGCAACATTACACAGATCGTGCGCCCTGGACTCCGTATTGGTCCGATTGTTATAAGCATATGGTTAATCCGTATTTAGAAATTGCCAATAACAACCCAAATTTAGTTATATGTTATGGAGATAGTTGGTCATGGGGGGACAGTTTAGGTGATAGCAATGCTGGGACTGGAGTTGACGATTTAGAATTTAGATCCAAAAATATTTTTGGATTTCATTTGTCACAAATGCTTAATGCAGATTTTGTAAATGTTGCAACTCCTGGAATATTTAATTATTGGATACATGATCGTTTAGATATTTTATGTAGACACGATATAAAAAGGCTTAGTTCTAGTTATGATAAAATTTATATAATAATTACACTCACTGAGTTAGGACGTGATTTTGAATTTCACAAATACGTCGATGACTTTAAAACATTTTACAATTGGGAAACAGATTCAGAATGCACTGCTGAAAAAATTCTAATAGAGGCTGAACGATTTGATTTTTTAAAATTAAAAAAAATTAATAATCAATTACCAAAAAATTGTCACATGATTGTCGGAAGAAATTTTACCAATACTTTTAAAGTAAATAAATCTATACTTACAAATTTAGTGCCGGAAAATTGGACCAATATATTACTAAAAAAACAAAATATGAGTGTATTGACAGATGTATCTATTATGAGTTTTGGTGTAGATAGATTTAATAAATTTATACATGCACACAGATTAGATAATGAGCAATATAAAAATTGGTTTATTAATAATTTAAGCATATTAGCTAACAAACAAATTGATTATCTAAACAACAGCATGTATAATTATAAAAAAGCAACAAAACATCCTACACCAGATGGTCATAAATTATGGGCTGATTATTTAAAAAATTATATTGAAAGCATTGAATGAAAATTGGATTGAGTTATAGTCGTTGTATGCGAGACATTGTAGACGGCACAGTAGATATTGAGGATGTATTGCTGGTCATTGCCCGCACAGATTTTGATCCGCATGACGATGATCAATGGAAGGGTATTTGGATTGGCTACGGTGGCGGCACTGACAATGGCTACACNACTGGCTTCTTTGGCGGTAGCAATCCAGAATGGGCAGGCTACCACGANGAGGATCAATTCCGTAGTGTTAGCATTGAACTTTGGGAAACAGGCAAGCTACATCAGCCTCGTAAGTTTGGAGCACATGCTCGCCGTATGCCTTACTACTGGTTAGAAACTGCACTACCTGACAACGAGCTAGATAGGTTCCCGGCGGTTAAATTAGCATGGGAACAGTTTCAAACCGTGGCTGGGTTATCCGGCGTTAAATTAAACAAGGAAGCCAAATGAAATCACTACGACGCCGTATAAGAGATTGGTTAAATGATGACGATGACTCAATGGTCAAACCCAGCCCCCGGGCCCATAATGCGTCTCATTTAGATAGTCAAGGTTTTAGACTTCAAGTGTACAAAGCATCCGGCGGTATTGTGATTGAAACTCACGCCTACGATGAGAAAAAAGATAGAAGCAATATAGGACTGTATGTGATCACAGAAGGCCAAGATGTCGGGTACGAGATTGGCAAAATTATAACTTTTGAAAACTTAAAACTATGAATCAACAACAAAGAGACAACATTGACAGAATCAGTGCGGCAGCCCAAAGAAAAATCTGGGTCACATTCCAAAAAGAAGGTGTGCATTGCTATCCAGCAGCAGCAACAGATCCACAATTGGCCACAGGAGATGAATACGATGTGTCATTTTTAGGTACACCACATAGACACATCTTTCATTTCAAAGTGCACATTGATGTGTTCCACAATGATCGAGATATTGAGTTTATTCAATTCAAACGCTGGTTGGAAAATCTCTACAAAGATAGTATACTGGCATTAGACTACAAAAGTTGTGAGATGATTGCAGATGACTTATATATACAAATAGCCAGCAGATATCCCAATCGTGCTGTGTGGATTGAAGTATCCGAGGACGGCGAGAATGGATGCTTGATCCGATACGAAATTTCTCGCCCTAACTTATCAACTGTAATTTAACAATGAAACATTTATGTATTGTCCCTGGATGCGGAAAAGCTGCAAGTTACAAGAAAAAAAATGCACTTGGTGTTGAAAACTCTCGTAATTATTGTTCAAAACATCATCGAATGAGAACTACTCTTAAACTTGACAAAAAAGATTATTGTGAAAATCGCATTGGATATCTGGGATTTACATGCACTGCTACCATGATAGATCGTTCTCAATTGCATGTAGATCATCATGACGGAGACCGTGGTAATAACAGTCCTGATAATTTACGAACTTTATGTGCTAATTGTCATTCAGTAAAAACTGTTCGTAATGGAGATCATTCTAATAGATACACACATTCCGAAACAACTTTCAGTGATTTTTTTAAATAACAACCAAAAGGAAATAGTATGGCCAAGCCTACATTCAAACCTAATCCCCGTGTGGAAGCAATCTTTGACGATCTTGAACAGTTTTTAGAATTCTGCCAAGACTATGGGTATCGCTACAACGAAGGTGATCTTTACAACTTTAAAAGCTATGCCTGGCAACAGTTCAACAAATGGCATCAAGGCAAAAATGCCAAGAACATGTGGTCAGAAGATGGCCGTAGATTTGCAGGATATCGCTCATGAGAAAACTCTATTATATGGGGCTCGAAAGTTATGAAGCCCGTTACACACTACAACTAACAGAATGGAATCGTCGTGTGTTTGACCGACGAGGACTAGATGTTGTTTATGTGCCAGGCACAACTATAGATAACAGTCAGGCTATATCAGTGGGGCAGGTATTGGACGCACATGGTCGCAGTTACTTTAGTATGAGTCAGATGATGAACCTGGTTCAACTGATGAAGAATGGAGAAATTACCAGTGAAGACGTTATTTACTTTGAAGACATGTTTCAGCCGGGAATGGAATCATTGCCCTATATTCTCGATCAGGTACCTAGTGAACAACGTCCTCGTGTGTATGTGCGCTGTCTTGCTCAGAGCATAGATCCTGACGATTTTGTGCATGTATGGGGTATGGCACGATGGATGGGTTTGTACGAACAAATGGTTAACGAATTTGTCACAGGAGTTCTCGCAACCAACGAAGAAATGGTTGCTCACATGCGCATTGCTGGATGGCGTGCTCCTATATATAACATTAGTGGCCTGGCATTTGGCAAAGAGGAAGTGCTAGAACGTATCACTGGTGCAGACAATGTACAGCCTTTTGAAAATCGCACACGGCGTGTGGGCTTTGCCGCAAGATTTGACCAAGAGAAGCAACCTGGTTTCTTTATGGACTTGATCGAGATGTGGCACAACCAAGGTCCATATCCTGTGGAGTTTGCTGTATTCTCTGGTGGTGCATTGCGCAGTAATAATCCAGAATATATCGACCGTGCTCGAGCAATGGAAGCAGAAGGTAAATTAAAAATTTATGATAAATTAAATAAAAATGATTACTATTCTTTGCTTAACGATACTCGTGTGTTGTTTAATTGTGCTTTGCAAGACTGGGTATCAAACACCGTTAGCGAAGCAGATACTCTGGGATGTAATGTATTGTATCCTGCTTATCGCAGTTTCCCTGAAACTTTTGCCAATGATCCTAATAGGATGTATGTTCCCTGGTCAATAGATGATGCTTACATGAAATTACGTAATTTGCTAGAGCAACCACATCATAATATGGGATTGATCTCGGACTGGAATAACGGCACAATTGACCGCGTTGTTGACATCTTACAAGGCAATGGCGAACAATGGAATCGTAGTGGCAATAGATATCGAGACCATGTGCCCGTAGACAAATATGCAGTAGTAAAAATTACGTAATGAAAAAAATAGTTATAATCACAGGCGCTGCTGGATACATTGGAGGTGAGATTGCATTGAAGTTAAAAGATGCAGATCACCATGTTGTTGGTATTGACCGTCGACCCAAACCTGATCATTTGAATTGTTTTGATTATTTTATTCAATCTGATTTTGTCAATGAAGAAGTGTTAAGATTTATTGCCAACGCAGGAGCAAATGCAATTATACATTGTGCCGGAACCAATCTGGTCGGCCCTAGCATGAATAATCCACAAGAATATTATCAAAACAACGTAGTAAAAACATTACAGTTATTAGATACTATTATTGAAAGCACACCTAACACAAGAATTATCTTTAGTTCTAGCGCCGCAGTGTATGGAACACCAATTATGGTTCCATGCAGTGAAGTTGACCCGTGTGAACCTATTAGTCCTTATGGCGAAACCAAGTTGGCAATAGAGTGGATGATGCGTGGTTACAATAGGGCTTATAATTTAGATTATGTGGCATTTAGATATTTCAATGCAGCAGGTGCAGATTCGCAAAGGCGCCACGGTCAGGAACTTGATGCTACTCATATCATTGCCAGAGTATTAGAAAGTATTAAAAACAAGGCTGTATTTGTGCTGTATGGCAATAATTACGAAACTGCTGACGGTACATGTATACGTGATTATGTTCACGTAGAAGATATAGCTGATGCACATGTGCTGGCACTGGACAAAACTGTACCAGCGGGCGTTTACAATATTGGTACCAACAAGGGTATCAGTAATTTGGAAATAATAAATCAAAGTGCCACAGTTACTGGCGTCAACGCTGCAGTACAAATTGAATCTCGCCGAGAAGGCGATCCGTCGATGCTTACTGCAGAATCAACCAAATTTCAAGCAGTCACTGATTGGCAACCTAAATATTCATTGCACGATATAATACAACATGCATGGAACTGGTATAATCGATGAGTTTTGATACATTGTTTGAGTTTGAAAACAAATTATCCAAATTTACTGGTGCACCATATGTGGTAGTGACCGACGGGTGCACACATGCACTAGAATTATGTTTTAGATACGATCAAGTTGAATTTTGTGCATTTACACCATTTACCTACTTGAGTATTCTCATGCTGATGAAACAATTGAAAATTCAATATCAATTTGAAGATACTGGCGAATGGATTGGCGAATATCGCTTTAGAAAAACAAGAATATGGGACAGTGCTAGATTATTAAAAATGGATATGTATCGCCCTGGTCAGATACAATGCGTGAGTTTTGGGCATGGAAAACCTTTACAACTAGGCCGGGTTGGTGCTATACTAACAAATGACAAAGATTTGTACAAATGGTGTAGTCTTGCACGTAGCGATGGCAGAGATTTGACAGTGGCTCCGTGGGAACAACAAGAACTATTTGCTCAAGGGTACCATTATTGTCCAACACTAGAAGACTGCCAAAAAGGCATAGATAGATTGAACTTGGTTGACCAAGAACCCAAACATTATCAATATCCAGATTTAAGGAATGTAAATGACCGATTCAAACGTGTATAAAAATGAGCCTGTGACCTATGACAACATAGACGAAGTCGGCTATCAAGAAGCAAACTTAGCCGACGCTATTCGTTTTCGAATGAAACGTGATAACAAACGCTTTTGGGCCAACGATAATGTTAGCGAATATCTAACCACTGCAGATAAAGAACATTTAATCAACGAAGCTACAATAGCATTTGAAAAAGTCTTACAAACATTGCTTATTGACACAGAAACAGATCCTAGTAGCAAAGGAACTGCCCGGCGATTGGCAAAAATGTATATCAATGAAGTAATGGGAGGTCGATATGATCCAGCACCTGATGCAACAGCTTTTCCAAACGATAGTAAAGACAGATACGAAGGCATGCTTGTGGTGCGGAGTGAGCTTCGCAGTATGTGTAGCCATCATCACCAACCTGTCAGCGGAGTTGCTTATATCGGAATCATTGCCGCTGACAAGCTCATTGGTCTTAGTAAGTACAGTCGCATTGCTCAGTGGTGCGCTCGGCGTGGCACTTTGCAAGAAGAGCTATGCAACGACATCGCACGAGAAATAGGCCGGGCTACCGGAGCAGACAACATTGGTGTATACATGCAAATGACACACGGATGTGTAGAAAATAGAGGAGTAATGGCACATTCAAGTTTGACCCAAACCACAGTACTAAAAGGCTCTTTCAATACCGACGGTAATACAAAGAAAGAGTTTTTTGACAACATCAAATTACAACAAGAGTTTGCACCTAGATAATTAGGTTGACTCAAAATGAATTCTATTGTATAATAGAGTTATCATAACTTTAAATCGGAGATTCTGTGAAAAAACTTATAGTAGCATTACTTGTCTTGTATTCTGGGCTGAGCGTTTCTCAAACAAACACCGTATACAACAGCCCGTATGTGGGCACACCAAGTCAGGTATTCAGTACCAATCCTGCCGTCTGGGCGGCGTTGCCGCAGGCTCAAAACAACAGTGACCTGATCATTGGTGCCAACTATGCCTGGAGTCGAGGATGGACTGGCAAGGGCAGTACCATATTAATCATGGACACCGGCATTGATCTTAAAAATCCTGCATTTAGTGCTCCGGGAAAAATCATAGCTTCAAAAGATTTTTCCGGCACAACCATGCAAGACAACAACGGACATGGATCTAATGTGGCCGGCATTGCGGCCGGCGCCTACAACAACACAGGTGTCATGGGAGTGGCATTTGATGCCAACTTGGCCATTGCCAAACTTAGCAACACCGGCAATGTGACCAACAGTACTGCGCTGACTGCATTGAAGTGGGCCAATACCTTGCCAGCCAGCACCAACATTGTGGTGGCTAATTTGAGTGCCAATACCGGATATAGCTCTGCTTATACCGCAGGTGTTTTTAAATTGTCCGCACCTGGCATGTATGCCAGCAATGACAAAAACTATGGTGGTGCGGGTTACTACAATGGTGAAACTCCACAGAGCTGGGCTGCGGTGCTGAATCCCAAAATGGTACTGACTATTAGTGCAGGTAATTCAGGCTTGCCTTATGTGCAAAATCCTGCCACATTTGCTAATGCTACTGACGCCATGGGCAATCTTGTGCTAAATGGACAGATGTTGGTAGTAGGTAATTGGAATGCAGGTCTTAAACAAGTCGAAGGCGATACTGCCGGGACTGTGTGTAAAAATGTTGTGGCCGGTGTTTGTAAAGACCTGTATAAAACGTCTGATTTTTATATCTTGGCACCAGGTGCCGCAGTGAATGGACCAGTGCCTACTTCGGTCAACAAGTCTGGATATCAGGCCATGTCAGGTACCAGTCAGGCTGCACCAGCAGTGGCAGGTGCAGTGGCCATTATTAGTCAATTGTGGCCCTACATGACTGCGGCCAACGAAGTGCAGTTGTTGTTGAAAACTGCCAACAAAAATATTCCCAACTATGACGTCAACATAGACGGACAAGGATTGCTTGATCTCAATCGAGCCACACAACCCTTGGGTAATCTTGCAATCAGTCTCACAGGTCGCACCGGTGTTGCCACGCCTGTATCTGGTGTATTAGCAGTTAGTAATACCTCAGCAAATACAGTTATGAAATTAAGTTCAGTAAGTGTAGTGGATAGTACCAAAAGAGACTTTACTGTAAATTTAAATCCAGCCGTGGCCACCAACACCATGCTACAAAGTTCTGTGATGTTGGACGCAGACCCGGGTGCAAACTGGAGCAGTCGTTGGACAGGATTAATGGCCGGGCAAAACTTACAAATGCCTATATCTGGTGGTCAAACTGAAAAAGAAAATACTCTTACCATTGACAGTAGATTACTTGACCCCGATGCCCGGCTGTCACACCAATGGACTATGACCAACAGTCAATACAATCCGTTTGTGTATTTCAATGGTATGTTTGGCCAAAGTAAAAATTCGACCACTGTGGAATACAGTCAATTATATAGACCCGGTGAAAAAGAAGGACGCTATGGCATGCCACAAGGTTTTTGGGCTCAGGGCGGTGTTATGACCACTGTGATGAATTATGATACTAGTATGGTTACTCACGTGACGCCAGTTGTGGCTGTACATGCCATGGCCGGCTATCAATTGCATGATTGGAACTTGTTTGCAGGAATTAAACCAGTGGTGGCGTGGGGTCAAATGTCGATCACTACACCAAGCAGTGTAGATGTAGATGGCAATATGAGTTATGCGTCAGTTCGCAATAACTTGGCCGGTGGAGATATAATTACCTATGCAGGTGTGAAATATCAACACAACATCGGCAAAGAACAAATTGTGGGATTCAGATCCATGTTTGGCAGTGATGGCAGTCACGGTGCAAGAGTTTATTATTCAGTGTTCTTTTAATATGAAATACAATACATTAGATGAAGCGCAGGCAGCAGGAGTTGCACCCTGGGACGATGTTATTCGAGAAGACTTTCATGTGGTAGTATTTAGAGATCGTTATCCTGTTACTCCTGGACATTTGCTATTTGTTCCTGTGTACAACTCTGAAGGATTAATTAAAGACGCATTTGGTGATGCAGTGCGAGAAGGTGAGCGTATGGTGACAGCAGGAGAATGCGATGCATTTAATGTTGGACTTAACATGGGCACAGCCGCTGGACAAACTGTGATGTATCCACATGTACATTTGATTCCTAGACGAATAGGCGATTGCGCAGATCCAGTAGGTGGCGTTCGTAGAGTCGTTCCCGGACAAGCAAACTATAAAACCGACGACTATATCAATCCTAATAAATAATGATTCAGCGGCCTTTCGGCATCGTCCCGCTTTACAAACTCCGCCGCCTATACTATAATTAAACATAGGAGAAAAAATTGTATAATATAAACCCATATAACGAAACTCAGTTTCGAGAAAAGTTTGAATCAACAGAAATGTATCAATCCTTGGCCCGTGATTTTTCACATATTACCTGGGATTCACATTGTGACATTTACAAAACTTTTACCCCAAGGCAATTTTTAGGAGATACGTCTAAAAATATTTGCTCTGCTGTTCCGTTTTATTATTTGGAATATTTACTAGAAGCTAACCCTAAACAGATTTATGATCTAGGATGTGGTTGGAATATTTTTAAAAAGTATATCACTAATATCATAGGAGTTGGCGAAGAAGATCCAACAGCATCAAACTACTACGGCGACGAGCACAATTGTGTTGATCAAAATTATATTGACATCCATCAAGACTATTTTGAATCAGTGTTTAGTATCAATGCTTTGCATTTTATTCCGCTGTCGTTGATGAGAAAGAGAGTAATTGATTTTATATCAATGGTTGCCCCCGGCGGACGAGGGTTTATTACACTTAATTCACTCAGAATGATCGATTATAGTCCCGATAGGGTTTTAATCGATACATTTGGAACACTAAGGCCGACCAATCAACAATTTGATACCTATGTAAGAGATGCTTTAATCGACTTACCTTGTAAATGTTTGGTATTCGATGTAGATGTTTTAAATTCATTGAATGATGTCATGGAAGGCAACATTCGAATAGTATTCGAAAAATAAAAGGAAAATAATTATGTCAGACGATTTCAATGCAGTACACAACGACCATAGACAATATATCCGTCATCCGGTACAATACAAATATACTAGTACCAAAGAATATCATAATGCTTTTCCCTGCGCATACCGTCAATGGCGTGCCGACAGCCACTGCAACCTAATTCATGGTTACAGTTTTTCAATGAAATTTTACTTTGGTACAAACGATTTAGACGTGCGTAACTGGGCAGCCGATTACGGGGGCCTTAAGGAACTTAAAAAGATTTTAGAAGATCAATTTGACCATACATTGCTTGTAGCCGAAGATGATCCTGAATTAGAGACATTTAAATTATTGCAAGAAAAGCGAATGGCAAAATTAACTATTCTACCACGTTTAGGGTGCGAAGGGCTAGCAGATATGCTTTATAAGTATATCAACGGTGTTTACATTCCTGACATGTGGGGGCCGGGCGAAGCGGTTCGTTTATGGTGCTATCGTATCGAAGTTAGAGAAACACAGGCTAACATGGCTTTCCGCGAAGGACACCGTGAGTGGGATGAGGACTTGTTAAGTTAAGGAATAATATGACAGCCCCCAAATTAAAAAATAATCCCATGGAACAAAAAGCCGAACGAGAACTTGAAAAAAATAGGAATCCATGGCAGCAACTCAAAGAAGCCGAAGAAGATTTACAAGAAAAAATTCAAAAAGAAGAACTTTGTAGTTGTAATAAAAACATTGTTAAAAGCACTAATTAAAATTTGGAGACTTTGGGCCAAAGCCCTGGGAGAAAAAGCAGGCGCATCTGACACAGAAGCTGATCATGTTGCTTTTATTCGCACTATCATTATATTGTCATATATAATCACAAACTGTTTTATAATAGCAGGCGTTGTAAAACATTGGAATCAATAGGAAACACATGAACAAACATGAGTACAAAATAGCAATATTATTGCCCACCCGCGGCAGAGATAAAGCATTAGAGCGTAGTATTAAAAGCCTATACGAATTAGCAGATAATCCCGAATCCATACAACTCATGCTAGGCATTGACACAGATGATGCCGACGGGATCTCAGCATTTCAGGAATCATTACAACCATGGTTAGACAAAAACAATATCAACTATGTTGCTATGAGTTTTGAACCAATGGGCTACGCCAGACTCAATGAATATGTCAACACTCTTGCATTGAATTCAGACGCAGATTGGATGATATTTTGGAACGATGATGCATATATGGAAACACAAGGATGGGATACAGTTATTTCCGATCATACCGGCGAGTTTAAATTACTGGCATTTCATACACACAACGATCATCCTTACAGCATATTTCCAATTGTGCCTAGAGCATGGTTAGATACGTTAGGCTACTTGAGTCCGCACGGATTAAACGATGCCTGGCTAAGCCAACAGGCATTTATGCTGGATATATGGGAACGCATACCAGTGCATGTAGTTCACGACAGGCACGATCTCACTGGTAATAACGGCGATGACACTTTTAAAAATAGAATAATGTTTGAAGGTAATCCCAGTGACCCCAGAGATTTTCATCATGCAACTTGGACCAACTTTCGCATGATGGAAACAGACCGGTTGTCAATTTGGATGGCAAAACAAGGACTGGATATTTCTTGGTGGGAAAATGTTAAATTAGAAAAACAAGATCCGTGGGAAAAATTGCGTGACAATGATCCCAACAATCAAATGAAACAATTCAAAATGCGCAACGGAGTTAGATTATGAAAAAAACTATCATGGTCACTGGTGGTGCTGGATTTATCGGGCATCACATGATTCGGCGGCTGCTAAAACATCCTGAATACCGTATAATCAGTTTAGATCGACTGGATTTTTCTGGCAATTTAAATAGATTGGCCGAATTGCGTCAAGAGTTCGGTACTGACGCCATGTCAAGAGTAACTGTGATACATCACGATCTCAAAGCAGAAATTAATTCACAACTGGCACGACAAATTGGCACAGTTGATATTATCATTCACATGGCAGCCGGAAGTCATGTTACTAGAAGCATTGAGAATCCCATGTTGTTTGTACAGGACAATGTAGTAGGCACCTGTAATCTATTAGACTATGCCAGACATTATTTGCCCGATCTGGAAAAGTTTATTAACTTTGGCACAGATGAAGTATTTGGTAGTGCTCCACTGGGTATAGAATACAAAGAATACGATCGTTATAACAGTCGCAGTCCGTACAGTGCAACCAAAGCAGGCGCAGAAGAATTGTGTGTTGCATACGAAAATACATTTGGTATGCCTATTTACTGTACACATACCATGAACGTATTTGGAGAGCGACAATCTCCAGAAAAATTTATTGGTATTGCCATGCGAAAGATACTGGCCAACGAACCAGTGACCATACATTGTGACGAAAAGACTGGTACCGAATCCGGATTACGTCACTGGGTGCATGCCGCAGATGTAGCAGATGCCACAATGTTTATCATGGCTCTTCCACACAAAGGATTTCCACTTGCCAGTGATTTTGGAGGTGTGACTTGTCCTAAATTTAACATTGTAGGTCAACAAGAAGTATCAAATCTTGCGGTAGCACAAAAAATTGCTGATATATTGAGGCAAGAATTAAAATGTACCATGATTGGCTACGATACTCAACGTCCGGGACATGATTTTAGATATGCACTCAGCGGAGAATATATGAAGTCACTAGGTTGGGAACCTAAATATGATTTTACCACACGCATTGAGCAAATGGTGCAGTGGACTTTGAAAAATGATCGTTGGTTAAAAATATGAACCATGTAGTTGAAAACACACGATGTCTAGCTTGTGATTCAAATGATATACACATAGCATTAGATTTAGCCCTACAACCTCTTGCAAATAGTTATAAAGATTCTGCAAATGCCGCAGAGAATCGGTACCCGTTGGCAGTTAAATTATGTCACCAATGTAAGCACTTACAGTTAAGTCACTCTGTTGATCCTGCGATTATATATAAAAATTATTTGTATGCCACCGGAACTAACCAGACTATTAAAGAGTACTCTCAATGGTTTGCTAATTTTGTTCAAGAGTACACCGGAATAACCGGCACAGTATTGGACATCGGATGTAACGATGGAACTCAATTAAATTATTTTAAAGACATCGGATTTGACACCTACGGCATTGATCCTGCTGAAAATTTGTATGACCGTAGCAGTGTCAATCATACTGTAGTTTGTGATTTTTTTGGTCCCAGTGCAGTAGATAAATTATCCACAGTCGATTACAATGTAATTATTGCACAAAATGTCTGTGCACACAATCCAGATCCTGCTGAATTTTTGCAGTCTTGCCGGAAGTTAATGACCAATAACACATTGTTATTTGTGCAGACTAGCCAAGCAGACATGGTGTCGAATGATGAGTTCGACACGATCTATCACGAGCACGTGAACTTTTTCAATGCCAACAGCATGAAACAACTAGCCGAGCGAGTAGGTATACATCTCATTGATGTGCAAAAAGCTCCTATACACGGCAATAGTTATATTTTTGTGTTAAGCTTACGTGATCTTCGTCCATATCATGTACAAAACATAATTGATCTAGAGGCAGCACATGGATTATTGTCTGTCGAAACCTACCGCAAATGGAATGCCACGGTGATTGACAATGTCAAAAGTCTGTGTACTACCTTAGATAGTTTTCGAGCGCAAGGATACATCTTGGTAGGATATGGCGCAGCAGCTAAAGGCAATACCTTGTTAAATTTTGGCAATATCAAGTTGAATTTTATCATTGACGACAATCCGCTAAAGCAAGGATTGTACACACCAGGTACAGGATGTGCTATTGTCGGTATCGATGAATTACAAAAGTATACGCCAGAACACAAGTTGTTGTTTGTGCCACTGGCGTGGAACTTCTTTCGAGAAATTAAGAATAAAATACAGTCAGCAAGAACAAACCCCAATGATAGATTTGTAAAATATTTTCCTTCAGTGGAAATTCACCAATGAAGAATTATTTAATCAAAGGCTTGCATCGTATTAAAAGCACTGTGTGGTGGCCCGGATCTGACCGTAGTTGGGAGGGCGATTTATATCCGTTTTATGAACAGATGAACGAACTTAGTAAACATAGTTTTTTTCATAACTTGGCCGGCGACTGGAGTTTGATTAACTTAATATCAGATGCCACAGACGTAAATCATGTGTTTAGACAACAGTTTCGGGCCATATGGGACATTTGGTCCACAGAACCTTGCAATATACTATACTGTGGCTCCGACACGCAAATGATCAAGCCCACCGAAGTGTTTGGAAAATATCAACACTTTTTAATGTGGAATTACACTGATCCTAAAAGCCTTGGCGATTGTGCACATTTTCTCAATGCTGATATTAGATACTACCCTGCCGAAATGGATCGAGATTTGTTTTCTGCTGGGCTCGAACAAATAAAATCCATGAACGAATGGAACGGAGATCAATTGTTGTATAACAAGATGGTCTGGGATCAAGGGCTCGTTCCAGAGCAGGTAATTGATCCCAAAATGGCATATCAAGGTCCTTGGCTGCCTGGGGATCAAGCTGCCAAAGATTTTACTGATCAATGGAATGGATGTAGATTTGAAGATGCTCATATAGTGCATTGGCACGGATCTCGACATGCACAAGCAAAATTAGATCTAATGAAAATTATTAATACACAATTAGAAATTTCCAGTATTTCAACAAAAAATATTGAAATAAAAACCATTGATGTGTCTCATATTCCTTGACCACACATTGTTTTTTATGTTATACTATACAATTATAACGAGGCACTAATGAAAATAAAAGTCAGTGAAATATTTTATAGTCTACAAGGCGAAGGCCGTTTTGTAGGTGTTCCAAGTGTGTTCTTAAGAACGTTTGGTTGCAACTTTACCTGTAGCGGGTTTGGTTGCAAGCCAGGTGAAAAGAGTACAGATGCAGATGAAATCGCCGATGTTGTTCATTTGTTTAACAAGTTTGAAGAACTTCCATTGGCTGCCACAGGGTGTGACAGTTATGCAAGTTGGCATCCTGCATTCAAAGACCTTAGTCCTACTTATACTGTGGAGCAACTTGCAGATCAAATGTCTGCACTTACTCCCAATGGTCAATGGGTGCAAAAGAATGGCAATGATGTGCATTTGGTTATAACAGGCGGCGAGCCATTACTAGGGTGGCAACGAGCATATGAAGATTTGCTAAATCAACCCAATCTGCAAGACTTAAAAAATCTCACATTCGAAACCAATGGCACACAAGAACTTAAACCAGACTTTAAAGAATATTTGTGCAATTGGCGAGACAACTGGGGAACTGACATTGGGAGAGAAATAACATTTAGTGTCAGTGCTAAACTCAGTGCGTCAGGAGAATCATGGCAGGATGCTATTTGTCCGGATATTGTAGCCAGCTATCAAAGAGTTGGTACGGTATATTTAAAATTTGTTGTGGAAACTGATGCACATATAGAAGAAGCAATTCGAGCAACACAAGAATTTAGAGCAGGTGGGTTCAATGGTCGGGTTTATTTGATGCCACAGGGCGGCATAGTAGAGCCCTACGAAAGAAACCGACAACGAATAGCCGATATTTGTTGTGAACAGGGCTGGAATTACAGTCCTAGATTACATGTAGACTTATGGGGGAACGGATGGGGCAAATAAAAAATCAAATTGTACACTGGATCAAAGAGTATGCCGAATCAACAGGTATGAAAACATTGGTGGTAGGTATATCGGGCGGAATTGATAGTGCCGTAGTCAGTGCGTTATGCGCTAGTACCGGTATTCATACTATAGCAGTTTCGATGCCTATCAGGCAACGACCAGAACTACATGATTTAAGTATGCGCCAAGGTGCTTGGTTGGCTGAAAATTTTGACAATGTCAGGCACGAAATCATTAATCTGACTACTGTATTTGATGAATTTGAAACACGTATGAATACCTATAACAATGTGTTGGGATTTGCCAACAGTCGTAGCAGATTACGTATGGTCACGCTGTATCAAATTGCGCAAAGCACTCAGGGTTTGGTAGTAGGCACAGGCAATAAAGTTGAAGACTTTGGAGTTGGGTTTTATACCAAATACGGTGATGGCGGAGTAGACATTAGTCCCATAGGCGACTTGTATAAATCCGAAGTTTGGGACTTGGGTCGAGAGTTGGGTATTATTGAAGATATCATCGACGCACCTCCTACTGATGGGTTATGGGATGATGGACGTACCGATGAAGATCAACTGGGTGGATTGACCTACAAAGATTTGGAACTTGCCATGCAACAAGACCAAGGCGAAGTGTTGGTAAAAGGCAGCACAGAATTACATAATCTACAGACTTATCAAGCTATACGTGCAAAAAGTCTACACAAGATGATGCCTATTCCTGTGTTTAAAAAATCTTGACTGTGAACAGAACTTGCGATAATTATATACATCTATTAAGGAAAACAAATGGCAAAAATTGGATTTATTGGAATTGGTAAACTAGGGTTAGACTGCGCAGAAGTATTTGCAACAAAACACGAAGTACGTGGATACGATATCTATCCACGTACTAGCGATAGTGTAAAGGTATGCGACATTGCAGAACTTGTCAATGAAAGCGAATGGATTTTTATTGCCGTTCCTACTCCGCATGCTGAAGGATATGATGGCAGTGTTCCAAGTTCACACATGGAACCACGAGATTTTGGACACAATGCAGTAATTGACGCTATCAATAAAGTCAATGCCAATGCTACTAGCCCCAAAAAAGTTGTGTTGATCAGCACAGTATTGCCCGGAACTACTCGTCGTAGGTTTATAACATTGTTAGATCCACAACATGAATTCTGTTATAATCCTTATTTGATTGCCATGGGCTCAGTGAAGTGGGACATGACCAATCCAGAAATGGTTATCATTGGCACAGAAGACGGCAGCTTAACTGGAGTAGCCGGAGAGCTAATTGATCTCTATAAAACTATCATGGATAATGATCCACGTTACGAAGTTGGCACATGGGACGAATGCGAGTCTATCAAGATTTTTTATAACACATTTATTAGCGCCAAGGTCGGTCTTGTGAATATGATTCAAGACTTTGCGATGAAAATTGGACACATAGATGTTGATGTGGTTACCAATGCTCTTGCAAGATCAACCATGCGTATCATGGGCCCTAAATATATGACTGCGGGCATGGGCGACGCAGGTGCATGTCATCCCAGAGACAATATTGCATTGCGCTGGTTAGCAAAAGAATACGAAGTTGGATATGATTTGTTTGACACAGTGATGTCTGCTAGAGAAATGCAGGCAAAAAATCTTGCACAGTTTTTAGTTGACCAAGCAAAAGATCGTGCTATGAGCATTGTTATCCACGGCAAGGCATACAAACCAGATGTTGAATACTGCATTGGATCGTATTCTACATTGGTAGGACATTATGTAAAACAATTAGGATTCAACGTTAGATATGTGGATCCATTGGCCGATGATAAGACAGATGTTATGTCTGAAATTCATACACCGTCGGTGGTGTTATGGGCACATAATCGCAAGATCACTTACGAATATACTGGCAATCAAGAAGACACACAACCTTATTGTGAAATTCCCAAAGGGTCTATCATTGTTGATCCTTGGCGCAAGATGGGTCAATTAACTGATTATACTGTTATTCACTATGGCAATACAAGAACTTGATGGGAACAGGGTATTGGGGCAAGCGACTAATGGCCAGAGAAAAAGAACATGACACTTATTTTTACTCTAAAGCAGTATGGGTAAAACGATTTGCATGGTGGCCCAAACGTTGTGATTATTCTGGTCGTTGGCTGTGGTTGCAACAAGTCATGATGGGGGTGGCCATGTACACTGGGCCCGGCGATCCGGTATTTGAGTTTCGCTGGCATGATGCAAAAGAACACGTGATGTTCTTATTAAAAGGAAATCCCAATGGGAATGTTTGACAAGCTATTTAAAAAAGCAAAGCCAGTGGTCGCGCCTGCAGCACCTAAACCCAAATCAGAACCCAAGACTCCGCCGCCCAAAACAGCCAAAGAAATAGCCACAGAAAAAGGTGAGCCCTGGGTGGATGTACTGAGTATGGACGTAGATCCAGAGAATCTACATCAAGGCGCATTTGAACTAGATTGGAATGATAAGTTTGTGGCCAATTTGATTCGTGCAGGCTATCAAATGAAGCCTGACGACAAAGATTCGGATATTGTAGATCGTTGGTTCCAGGCAGTGTGCCGTAATGTAGTTTTGGAAACCTGGGAACAAGAACAAGCAATGAACCCAACCAGGATCATACGCAGCAAAGACATAGGCGACGGAAGAAGTGAGGTAAGTTAATGATTAATTCAAAACGAGTAGGATTTACTGCATCAACATTTGATTTGTTACATGCTGGGCATATTTCAATGTTACGAGAAGCCAAAGAGCATTGTGATTTTTTGATCTGTGCACTACAAAACGATCCTACCACTGATCGGCCAAATAAAAATCGTCCTGTACAAAGTATTGTCGAACGTCAATTACAATTAATCGGTTGTAAGTATGTGGATGAAGTTTGGGTATATAACACGGAAAAAGATCTTGAAGATTTACTGTTAGTGCTGCCAATTGATGTACGTATTTTAGGAGTCGAGTACGAAGGCAAAGAATTTACCGGTCGAGAAATTTGTCATAAACGCGGTATAGAATTATACTTCAATGGACGAGACCATAGCTTTAGTTCCAGCGAACTTAGACAAAGAGTATTTTGTGCAGAAGTGTCAAAACAACAATTGGAAAAAGATGGTTACTTTGGCCAGGTGCCTGATGATACCGGTGGCCCTAGCAACAAATGATATTATACGCAAATGGCGACAGTCATACCTACGGTTTCTCGGTAAATCCAGGTAGTCCTAATTTTGTTAATATACTTGCCAAACAGATCAACTATAAAGAAGTTAATCATGCCACACCAGGTGCAAGCAACGATAAAATTTTAAGAACTACATTGGATTGGTTAAAAAATAATACTCCAGATTTTGTAGTAATCGGATGGGCTACATGGGAAAGAGAAGAGTGGGTAATCGACAATAAATATCATCAGATTAGTGCTTCCGGAACTGATATAGTGCCGGATGAATATAAACAAAAATATAAAGAGTGGGTAATTAAACAAGACTCTGACATGTGTGATACTAAATCTCGGGCCGTGCATGAAAGGATTTATCAATTACATCAAGATCTTTCCGCCAAAAAAATACCCCATTTATTTTTTAATGCATTTGAAAATTTCATCGGCATAAGAGAACTTATCAAAGATTGGAATAATTGTTTTGTAGAACCATATACTTTAAAATTTGGGTACTACTATTATTTAAAAAATAATGGATTTAAAACAGTCGATAACAGCTACCATTATAGTGATGATGGTCATCAAGCCTGGGCAAATTTTTTAATTGAGTATATTAAAAAATATAAATTATTATGATACTATACGTAAACGGTGATAGCCATACCGCAGCCGCTGAGGCGGTAAATCCTTATGCATTTGCTGAAGACGACAGTCAGTATTTTTATATGGGTCGTGTTGCACATCCTGATAATTTAGCGGTCAGTTGGGGTCGACTGTTAAGTCTATCATTACGTGCAGGATTCCATTGTGCAGCAGAAAGTGCAAGTAGCAATGCAAGAATTATAAGAACCACACGTGAATGGCTTGATACTCGCACAAGCAATAATGATGTTTTAGTTATCATACAATGGTCGACTTGGGAGAGAGAAGAATGGGAAATTGACGGCACTTACTATCAAATTAATGCATCGGGTATAGACGCAGTTCCGGCAAGCCATCAACAACAATATAAAGAATACATAGCAAATATTGATTGGCAAAAACGCACAGAGCAAGCACACGAAGAAATATGGAAATTTCACAAAGAATTAGAAAAGAAAAAAATTAAGCATATATTTTTTAATGGGAATAATGATTTGTCCAAAATACAAAAACAAAAAGACTGGAAAAAATCCTATATCGCACCTTATGATCCTATGATGACGTTTAATGTTGTCATTAAACAACAAGGATTTGAAACCGTTGCCGCCAATTCATGGCATTTTGGGCGAGATGCCCATAGCTTTTTCCACCGTTTTATGTTAAAATACGTTATTGACAATAACTTTATCTAAGGTGTTTTATGCGATATGTGCTGATTGATACAGCCAATATGTTTTTTCGTGCAAGACACGGTGCTTTTCGTGCCAGTGATCCTTGGGAAAAACTTGGTTTTGCTTTACATATAACGCTGATGGCTGCCAACAAGGTTGCCCGTAGATTTGAAGCAGATCATGTGGTTTTTGCATTAGAAGGACGTAGCTGGCGCAAAGATGTGTATAAACCCTACAAAGCCAATCGTGCAGTAGCCAGGTCTGCGTTAACTGAATCTGAACAAGAAGAAGACAAAATGTTCTGGGAAGGCTATGATGAGCTGACTAAATATTTGAGTACACGAACCAACTGTAGCGTTATTCGTCATCCTCAAGCAGAAGCAGACGATATCATTGCTCGTTGGATTGCCTTACACCCCACTGACGAACATATTGTGATCTCAAGCGACACAGATTTTGTACAGTTGGTCAGCCCCACAGTAAAACAATACAACGGAATAACAGACGAATTGATCACACTAGAAGGAATATTTGATGCCAAAGGTCGACCTGTCCTTGATAAGAAAACTAAACAAGCAAAAGCCTGTCCGGATCCGGCCTGGTTGTTATTCGAGAAGTGTATGCGTGGAGATAGCTCAGACAATGTATTCAGTGCGTATCCTGGAGTTCGTGAGAAAGGCACAAAGAATAAAGTTGGTCTCCGCGAGGCCTTTGGAGACAGAGACCGCCAAGGATACAATTGGAACAACATGATGCTGCAACGTTGGCTGGACCCGGACGGGGTCGAGCATCGTGTGTTAGATGACTACGAACGCAATCGTACTCTCATTGATTTAACTGCGCAACCTGAGGAAATCAAACAACAAGTTGACTCAGCAATTGCAGAACAAATATCACATCGAGACGTAGGTCAAGTTGGTGTGAGATTTATGCAATTTTGTGGCCGATATGAATTGAACAAATGCAGTGATGCAGCCGATCAATTCGGCCGTTGGATGAATGAAACTTACAAAGGAGTACTTGAAAATGTTAGTAGCGAAACCAGTCATTGACAATGAATTTTGGATCTTACAACAAGACGATCGCAAGGTGGGAAATGTTGAAGCCTGCGCTGATGGGTATCAAGTGAGATTCAACAATCAAATTGCACAGTACAAAACCATCAGCATGGTTGAGGAGCGATTCAAAATACGATTTGAACGTTCCGCACCGACCCCGACAAAACCAGACGTTAGTTTGGTTCACGGATATCCTGCTCAAGGTCGTGTGCATAATCCTGTGTGGGATGTTCCCCATAGGTTACCAATTTATACCAAAACCAACAAAAGCAAATCATGGTTTGCCGCCGGTTGGTACTCGGTAAAAAAAGGTCGAGCATGGAAAACTGTGCAAGACCCTAAACTAATTGTACTAGAACGATATCCTTATCGTGGACCATTTTATACCAAGGACTTAGCCAATGACCAATCCATTTAGAGATCAAGAAAAATTCATGCGGGCCTGTGAGCAAACCGTTGATGAACATAATTTAGATCAGTTTATGATGTATGTCAAATTGATCACTGAAGAAGTCACAGAACTAGGTGAAGCATTGGCCAAGGCCGACGATGTGGAAGTACTAGATGCCTTGATTGATATCTTGGTTGTTACCATTGGTGCAGTGCATTCAATGGGTGCTGATGGCGAAGGTGCCTGGAAAGAAGTCATGGGCACCAACTTTGCCAAGATCGACCGTGTGACCGGCAAGGTTCGCAAACGTGAAGATGGTAAAGTACTCAAGCCAGTAGGTTGGACTCCGCCAGAACTAAAGCAGTTTTTAAAATGATACACATACAAAGATTCATTGAAAGACTACAGGGATTTGATGCCAAAGGCTCTCAAAATTTCATGATGACCATGAAGGATGCCAAAGATCTACATGCTGATATAACCAAACTACTGCTAGTTTTACAAGATAAACAAACAAATAACGTAGATGAAGTTATCGAAGTGCAAATCACTGGTGGAAAATTCTAAAACTACATATATTTAAAGATAAATAAATGTAGGAGTTTATTGATGAGCAGACCCAAGCCCAATGTTATTATAGAGCAAACAAACCGGACCACTTATAAAAGTGAGCAGGTGTTGGCCAGCGAGGGTGTGTGGGCTGTATTCTATGATACCAAACCGATCAATCTCAAAACCTCCAACCTCTTGGTTCAATATCCCGGACCTAAATATAAAAAAGTAAGTTTCTCTAACCCTGGACACGCAAAAAATCTTGCCAAGAAACTCAACACACAATTCAAAACTGACAAATTCACAGTGGTGTTGCTGAAAGAAGGCCCTCAGGTATATCCTTGATGTGCGTGACAAAAAGAAACTTACCGAAACACTGGTAGCAGAGTTACCCGCCCATCTTGGCATAACAGCAGAAGATGCTTATGCCACATGGTGGGCCAATCTCAGAACTGCCGGCGGCCTCAGACTAACTGATCGCGGTTATGACATATTTTGCGAACACTTGGATCTTGAACATCATCACTACTGTCTAGAGCCGTTTCGTATCACAATGACGCATGTGTTGGCATTGGATCGCAAATTACAAATGCCTTACTACATTGTAGGAAAGAAAAAGATACCAGTGGATCTTGTGATGTTTGGCAGTCGGGAAGCCATGTTAGTAAATCTCTATGGTGATTTGGATAAGTTTTTACGCAACTACAATTGACTTGAATTGATTTTTAATATATAATATACTATGAGCAAGATATCTAAAAGTCCCAATCGTACTACTTTTCAATTAGATGGCCATATCCGACGAGCCGGGGAAAAAGGCCAAGTGCCCAATCCAGATTACATTGCCATGTGGGAAAACATGAAAGTCAGCATCGCCGAGCAAGAAGCCAGCGAAGAGTGGAAACAGAACAACATGGAGCACGATCTTCGCAGTACCGATTGGATCTGTGACAAAGTCAAGGCCTCTGCCAACTATGCACAAAACTTGTATGCGGCCATGTGCAATATGCAGTTCCAACAACAACAAGTTTGGCCAGTATTAAAAGATCAGCGTTGGAGTTGCAGTTGGCGTCATGCTGGTGGCATCATTGCCGACATGCGTGAACAAGGTGACTATATCGATTGGTACTGTAGTGGTATTGGTAACAAAGAAGCCGGCTTTGGCCTGGATGGGTATACTCCTACTCCGGATCCTGATGGTCGAGACTATGTTCCAGAAGGTGTAGTCACTGATGAAATCCGTGCGGATCTACTAAAATTAGGCTGGGTACCTGTAGAATGGAAAGATTAACTAAATAACTGCATGTTTGATACTGATTCAATTATGCCTGTTATTTTTGCCGGAATATTTATTTTAGCACTAGCGTGGCTTTGGAGTTGGTATACTGCAACCCACGCTAAAGAAGATGTATCCAAAACCGACACCACCGACTAGTTGTTGCGGCCGAGGATGTGAAGAATGCGTTTGGGTGTCTTATAATAAGGCACTCGAACGATGGTATAGTTGTATGAAGCAAAGTGAAAAGGATTCAAGACTCGGGGGCAGTACTACCATAGATAAATACTAGATGCGTATTCAAGAAATTCTAAACGAATCTAGTTCCACTGATTTAGTATCTCAATTCCTAAAAAGTATACCGCCCAAAGAATTGAAATACTATTCTATTAGAGATAACTGTGGTCCAGCCGCACTTCATATGATGAGTTGGGCAAGAGAAAAGGGGTTAGAATTACAAAGATACGGCGGTTATTTTGTAGCAGATAATGTTGTATACGACAAAGCGGATTTTACTAAAGAAATGAAGCGAGAGTTTTTACAACAGGGATTAGATTTCAATGATCCTCACGCAAGAAAAGAGTTCATTGGGTCAAACTCGGAATACAGTGAAGAATGGAAAAAAGTTCCTCACTATTGGTTACAGGATAAACAAGGCAATGTTTATGATCCAACGGGTTACATTCAGTTTGTCAATACCGGACTAGCAAAAGATTTAGCCTCATCACGATATTTGGGCAAGCCAAGTTAATACTGGACTTTGATTAAAGTCTTCCTTTAACCAATCCTAATAATTCTACTTTAGAATCTCCAATTTTTAACAAATAACTTTTAGACCCATCATTATACCAATGGGTCTTTTTCTTTGATTCATAATAATCCACAGAACAAAACCAGCCGTCCGGTATAGTGTCTTTTGAATTAAATCTTTTCTTTTCTTTGGTAACAAGATTATAGTAAAATCTTGTTCCATACGCACCGTTATTACTACCGGATACTCTTTGAGATATAACCTCATACGGTGTATTTTGTCTTGCTTTTTCTTTTGCAGTGGCACTATATGGACCTATCCCTAATTCCTTCATCATTAAATTTCTTTGGCGACTTTTTTCTTTTTCTGCCGATGTAGGAATGTGCCGACTAACACCTTTATTAGCAATGCTTGATAATTCAGATACTCGTTTTCGATTTTCTGGATTGTTATTAATGTGTTCAAATCCGCCAATCCCACCGGAACGCATATTGTAACAGTATGGTTTACCTAAGTGTGGTGCTACTATTTCTTCTTCTTTGAGCAAACATTCAATCTCGCTTTCAAACACAAATAATGTTTCTCTAACGAAATTATCTTTGCCATACTTTTTTACAGCATTGATTATTTGTGATCCGGAACCATAATAACCATCAAATTGGTGTGGATCAATAGTTTGGCAATGTTTGCCAATATAAAATTTATTGTTGACAAGATTGATTGTTTTATATACAATATAGAACATAGTTTGTAACCCTTATAAATACAGTTGAGGACAGTCCCGAGTAACTCCGGGGTTGGTGTTAGTTACCGCTAACACCTTACTCGATTATTTATCATCGTATGAAGTAATGAGAAAAGAGGTTTGGACCCGGCTAGCATTATGCCGGCAGGTCCACCATAAGCATATTGGATACATTGATGTTATTTAACGGCATCAGTCACTGAGAACTAATATGCTTTTGATGGGCCTGAACAGATTCGACAGAACTACTAGTATCAAAGCAGACGATGCGGTAGGCGATGACCGTAAATCAAGCAAAACCAAGTAAATGCAAACGCAAATACAACCGTAACTGTAAGTGGTAAGAACGTCAAGTTCTCAGCTCGTACAGCCAAGGAATCTTTAGCAGTCTAACCACTGCTTTGCGGAGTTATCCGTCGAAACAGAAAATAACAGAAAGGCTACTTCGGTGGCCTTTCTTCTTGCATTATCTGCACGATCACTGCTATAATACACTAAATATATTTTTAATAAGGAAATCTAGAAATGACAACAACAGTAACGATTGGGCAAACCCCGGTCAATGCAACATACACCGGCGCCACAGGCACAACCAGTGGCACAGGCACAGGCGCAAAATTTGACGTAACCAAGACCAATGGTGTTTACACCACCGTACTTGGGACCACTACCCCTGGCACAGGATATGCACTTGGTGATACGATCACCATTGCAGGTACCGCTTTAGGTGGCGCAGCCCCAGACAACAACGATGTTATCATTGTCACTGCACTCGGCACAGCAGGTGCTATTAAAACATTTGCTACAGCAGGTGTAGGTGCAATTGGTAACGGAACTATTAATACAGTAATCAATGTTACTCCAGATACAGTTGCCGCAGTTAATACATATGTAATCGGCGACAAAAGTTCTAACTTTACAGTTGTAAATGATACAACCAATAATGTTATCAAAGAAACCAGTGCTTTAAATACTACCATTAGTTTCAATCTAAACAACTATCAACGTGTTGTGTACACCGACAAAGCAACAGCATTTGATATCTCTGGCAAAGCCGGCGATGTGTATTCGTTGTTGAAAGCGGGCTTTGGTGGAACAGTGAATACCACATACGAAGGCATTGGTATCAAACTAGAAGATGCTGGCACAACCAGTGCACAAATTGCTCAAGCAATTGTGACCAGTGCACCATTCTTAACAGCTAACCCAGATATTCCTACTTTTGTTAATAATCTATATACTAATGTGATGGGTGTGGCTCCGACGCCAACACAGGCATCACCGTATATTACTGCACTTGTAACAGGTGGAACAACAATGGGTTCATTGTTAAATGCCGCGGCACATCTAGCAACATTCCAAACTACAATCGGTATTATCGGTGTTGCTCCAGCAACAACTGGTGTGTTAGCCGGTTCTGGAATTGATTATATCCCACAGTAAATAATTACTGTATCTGGGGTCAACATAAATATAATGTTGATCCGAGAGATCACTATTAAAGGAAATAAAAATGAAGAAAATTTTAATTGCCACTATGGCATTAATGACAAGTTTAGCGTTTGCTGGTTCTATCACCCTAGAAGGCCAAGATCAACTGGGCGACAAAGGTGCTAAAAATTCAGTCAACGAATCAATCTCAGTCAAAGAGTCAATTAACAAAACTTTTGCCGCAGATGTTGCGTTTGTTAACTATCAACAAGCAATTACATATGCACTAAGCAGTCGTTTAGAAGCAGGTGTAACTGGGGCAATCCCAGTTGGTCCAATTGGTGTTTATACTCGTGTGGCACTCGGAGAGAAATACACCAATGGTGCTAATTTTGCTTACTGGAGTGTTGAGCCAGGTATTACATACACAATTGGTGCAGTAACTGCTAAAGTCGGATATCGCTATCGTACAGCTACTGCAAATCCCAATGCGTATAATGACACAACAGACACAAGTCGGGTTGGACTTAGTTATTCTATCACCAAGAAAGATGCCGTGGGCATCCGTTACGATCGTGTCATCGGCGACAGCACAAATCACAGCTACAATTTGAACTATACACGTTCATTCTAAATCTAATTTAGAAACTATCAAAAGGCCCTTTGGGGCCTTTTCCTTTACATTCTTTACATTTGAGTCATATTATTGTAATGGTCAACACTATAAATAAGGATGAGTGATTGGCACTCAAAAACAAATTTCTTTAATCCATAACAGGAGCTCGTATGTCAGATGACACAACAAATACCCCCGATACCACAACAGACGCCACTGCATCAGCAGTAGCCGCAGTGGTTTCAGCACCAGCCACAACTGATCCTGCACAAACCGCTGATGCAGTTGCCGCAGTGGTTGCTGCTAGTCCAGCCGCCAATGATCCAGATGCAGCCGCAGTGGTTGCTAATGTAGTAACTGCCCAAGCATCAGCGCCAGCAGTAGATGATCCAGCTGCTGCCGCAAC